GATGGGTTGCTAGCAGCAGCAATTTTCACTAATGGGGTTTTTGACATCATGAGATGTCGTTTGCGGTCGTCGTAGGCATACGTCTCCACTGGGTTAAGAATATTCATGATTAAAACGTCTGTTTTATTCGCGATTACTCCTTTGCCTATTTTACTCCAGTGGGTGTCAAGTCGTTGGGTATGGTCAGAAACTGCTCCGTAATCCTTTTCAGCCTGTGTGCTATCATCATTTACTTTATACTCGAATATTTGTTTATCGAATAATTGCTTGGCAAACATAGCATCCACATCTTCGTTAATCTTCCGTTTGATCTTGCATGAGAGTTTCTCATTTTCACCTAAGTTGTTGAGTTTCCGGTATTCATCATATAATTCATTCCTTTTCCTTGATACTTCTACTTTATCATGTTTGTCCTTACTTTCCATAAACTGATCATATGTCATCATTTCGAGATAAGCTCTAACAATGTTTCTCTTTACTTTGTAAGGAATGTGTGTTCCTGGGTCTTGTCCATGTTCTTTCAAATAGGTCTCGTATAGTGGCTTCTTCCAGCTAAGCCTTCCTTCAAATCCTATCTGCTTGTCAAATTTAGTAGGGGGAGGGAATACATGATTAGTTTGATTGAATGTGTTGTAAGTGGCGACTTCTTTAAACTGATCAAAAAGGGTGTAATCTAATACTGATGGCGTGTTAGGTGTTGCTGGGTTTTTCCAGATTCCAAGGAAAGAATGGGTACTGTGCATAGTGTAGTCACCATTGAGTGTTGGCATGGTTACGGGGGTCCAAGATCCAGATGTCTTCTTGAACCACGCATTGCCACCACATGATGTTACTCCACTTCCTTTTCCCATTGAGCCTGCTGTCCAGAAATAATCCTTTGGAAGAATTATGTTGGTGTCTTTGAAGTAAATACAAGGTCCCATGAGTTGTTGGTCCACATCATACCATTCGAGTCCATTTACTGTAAGATCTATCTGTCCCGTCGTTCCGTAAAATGACGTGTTCTCAAATCTAACAACATTTTGTCCTCGAGCGACATCATATGTGATCAATCCTGTATCTACTGGTGCTGGTGTCTCTATGATCTTTGGAGTGTAAAGACGCATATCTGAAGGACATGCGTAAAGTTGGAATTGTGCTGTTGTTGGTAGTCCGTCTTCAGTTACTAAACCAGTGATATCTTTAATATGAACTTTTCCAAATGCATTCTCATATGGAATATCCGTGGCTACTTCCATGTGCATCAATGATGACCAAGGAAGTAGCACGAATATCTCACATTGTTCTGATGGGTTCCATTCAAATCCAATATTATTCTCTGAATTAGTCTTGTTGGGAGGGGTCCATGAAACCCAGAATCTTTGTGACTGAAACAGGGGAAGTTTGCAGATTATCCTCACTATTGCTAGTGACTGAAACTGCTTCATAAATTCCATCAACCTTGTTGTTCTCAAGTTAAATTTCACATTGAAATTTCTATTTCCATCATCTGACAATGGTTGCCAGACGTTTCCCCACTCTGGGAGTGGTACTGATAGGTTATAGTCGACATGAGCTGCTGAAATTGGGTTGTTGGACATATGAATATCTTCTCGCATTCCTGAAGGTGTCATCTTCTTCGAAATTGGGCGTGATGAATTCTTTCCAGTTGTACTGATCTCTTCGTCTATCGCTTGTTCTGATGTGAAGTCTATGTCGGGAGTGTAAATTGGCGTGTAGTTTTTGGGTTTTGGTGTGTAGTGTGTTTTCTTTGTTACTACCACTTCCTTGCTAGGTTCACTTTTGGCAGGAGGAGGGTCAGCTGTTTCTTCTGCCATCTGCTTGTCAAATCTTCCGGTCCTTGCGTTCTCATCTTTGAATCTTTCAAGAGTGTTGTGGTATACATCAAAAGGGTATGTGAGTCTGAGTTCTGTTATCCTTGGGTGTTCAATGGGGAAATAGGCAATAGCTTTCTCTGCAAACTTCTTTACTTCTGGTGATTCTACGTGAAGTGCTACTTGTTCAAGGTAAGCCAGTGCCTCATCATATCCGGTCGTTCCTTCTTGCTTGATGTCATATACTTGCTTCTTGAACTTTTCCATCCTCTCTCTCTTCCATTTGATCAGAATATCCCTCTCAATGAGATTGGGAAATTCTTTCCGGAGTTCAATTATACGTGGATGAAAAGTTAAGGGATCTTTGACAGACCATGTCGCTTTTGGGCGTGTTGACATAGAAAGTTTTTCAATGTACGGGTAAGCCTCTTCAATTTCCTCCATGTCCAAATCGCTGTCCTCGTCTTCATAACCCATTTGGTGATCAAAATTATCAGTATGATGCTCAACGAAATTTGCCACTTGAAATGCCAACAAAGAAAGTTTTGCTCCAACTATAGCAGCCTTAGCTACTATCTTTGATTTACTGTTCTTCCTTTTCAATGATTTTTCAGGTTCATCTTTCATTTGCTTATCAAAATCTTTCATAGCCTTAAGGGCTCGTCTTCTTTCTCGCTTTGTCATCGGTTTTTCTTCTGAATCTATCTCATCGCAAGTTCGATCTTCTACTAGGGCTTCTGCTTGAGACAAAATGTCTTTAGGGATCAGGGCACTAATCGCTCTCCTTTCTATCTCATTGTCGTCATCATGTTCATACCTTTGAGAAGGATTTTGATATCCAAGTCGTTCTACTTCCTCTTCAAACCATTCAATTGTTGGTGCATGAATTTCCTGTTTCTTGCCAAAAGCGGGTAAATAATCAACAGTAGCTGTTAAATCATAACCACAACATTCATCTCTTCCTGTTATCATGACTAATACTTCCTGACCACTTCCTTCATATATAGCCACATCACGAATGGATGGGATATAATCTTGTACAGGTAGGTTTGCAAAGCCACCATCAACAAC